GGCAGGATGGCGACGCCGTTTGCAACCCGCATTGAGCTGACGCTGCCATTATCGCGGCGGTGACTGCCGACAAAGCGGTTTGATTGCGGGTCCGGAGCCACCAATGGCTCGATGCCAATCCGGCCCTGCAGCACATGCAGGATCAGATCAGCCTTGTCCGGGTGCAGCAGCAGCGGCCGGTTCAGCACGCGCCCTGCAATTTGTGCAAGCGTTGGCCCCACCAGGCTTTGAACGATTTCCGGTGGTTCCGTCACCTCACCCCTCCTGTTCCAAGCGCAAAGCGCCGCGGGCCACGGCCCTGCTGCTGGGCGCATTGTCCTTCAAAGCCGCGAATGACGGCCAAGAGCCGGTCGGGATATGCCCGGTGATAGGTCACCGACCGCTCCACCCCGTTTGATCCCGCCCGGAACCGCACCTCCATGGCACCTTCTCCCGCCACAAGCCGGACATAGACCTGCCGCAGGTTGGCGGCCGCCCCGCAGGGATTAGCCTCATCAATGCTGATCGTCATGCGTCTGCCTCATCGCTTGTGTCGTCAGCAGCTGTAGGACCACCGCCCTGCGCGCCCATCATCTGCGGCTCGGGCAGCCCATATTCGGCCCGGAGCGCCTGTTCCTGCGCCAGTTGCTGGTAAACGTCGTCCACATCGGCCCCGAGATCGGTACAGATCATCGCATCCGACATGACACCAAGGCGCTTCCAGACCTCGTGGGCCTTGGCTTTTTTCAGATCATCGGCCTGCGGACGTGGGTCACCCCGCCATTCCGCCCGGCACGCAGCCGTGCGATTGGCCATAAAACCGGCAATCCCACCCGGAAACGGCAGGCTGCCCGCCTCGATCTCTTCCTCGAGCCAGGCCTCAAAGATCGGCTGGCAGAATGGCGCCATGATGTTGCGCCGCCGGGCTTTTGTGATGGCAAAGATCTCCGTGGTCGCCGCTTGCAGCGAGGAATAGGTGGCCCCCACATTGTCGCCCGTCGCACTTTCATAGGTCAGCCCCAGACACCGCGCGAGTTCGCGCAGCAGATGCATCGCAAAGGCCGCGTAATCCGACGATGGATGGTTGCTGGTGTGGAACTTCAGCTCCTGTCCCGGAAACAGATGCGCCAAGCGGCCGTTGATCCCCACATCCAGCGTGCTGCCGTCGTAATAGCCCGCCACCATCTCGATATAGGCCTCCATTGGCGAGATGCCTTGCGCCAGCATCTGCGCCTGCTCCTGGGGCGTCAGAAGCCCCTGCAGCACCTGTTCCGTCGGCTCGTCCGAGGTGATGGTCACTGCAAACAGCGTTTGCACAATCGCTGCCATCAGCGTGGCATCCGCCAGCTGGTCGAACTGGCGGGCGACCTGCAGCGCGGGGACCAGAGGCGAGATGCCCCGGTGTGTGCCAGGCGCGCCTTCAAAGATATGAATGACGCGCGGCCGCCCTGCCCGGTCGCGGGCGCGCACATCGTATTCCACGTCATGCCGGAACAGGTCCTTGCGGATCGCGCGGTAGCCCACGGGCATGCCATCGGCATCCGTGTAGACCCCGTTGATCAGCCGCCTCATGCTTTCCGTCTTGCGCGAGAGCCGCTGCGGTGGCAGCAGTCGTACCTTGGTGCCGTAGCGGTTCCAAGGCCGCTTGCGCCAGGGCAGTTCCGCGAGGATTTCACCGGTGACCAGCCACGATCGAAACGCCGCCGCCTGCATCTGGCCAAAGGTCCGCAGGCCCTGAATGTCACATTCCTGCGCGTTGCGGGACCAAAGTTCGAACCGGCGCTCCACCGTTTTCGCCCAGTCAGATGCTTGGGCTGGCGTCATACCGAAGGTTTCATTTTCCGGCAGCGCCTTCAGCTGTAGCCCGGTGCCCACGGTGTTGGCGACGCATTGCTCCATGGCCCCGGCCAACCAGCCGCTGTTGTGCAAGAGGTCGCCCACCCGCGCGGCCGCATCGTCCCAGGCCTCGCCAATATCATCCTGGCTTTCCCGCAGCGCCGGTTTCCAGCCCGCAAAAGTGACACCGCGCCCACCGCGCATGTATTTGCCCGAGGGTTTAGGGAGGGTCATCCCCTCAGGCCCTGCCGGTTGAGGCAGCGCCTCGGCCAGCAGGTGTTTCAGCCTTCCGATCATCGACATATGCGTTACCTGTTCAACCGGCTGCCTTGGCGTGCAAATCGCCTGCGCAGAGCGCCGCTGCCGTTACGCAGCTTGGGCGATTGCGAGACCAACGACGTATCTGGTGGGTCTGACATCGGTGCCAGTTTCTGGTCATGCCCCTCGGGCACCGCCGCCTCGATGGAAGTCTTGCGCTCGATGCCTTCCGGGATCCGCTGAACGTTGAATGCGTAGCCGATGGCTGCGCAAAGCGCCTCGCAGTTGCCAACTATGATGGCCTTGCCATTTCGGCGCGCTATCAGCGTTCCGTTTGGCACGGTCACGCAATACACCATCCCAGAGTAGGCGACGTTTCTGAAAATCGGAGCGTTATCTGCTCGACGCAACGAGGCGGCAGGCGCACGAATTTCAGAGACGTGATACTGGTCGACTGTGTTGGGCGAGGTCCGTCCGTTGATGGAGTAAGGCTTGGCATCGCGTCGGATGATATTTGCGCTCCGTCCGGCCTTGATAAAAAGCTCCTGCATATCGTCAGCCAGCTTGGCGCTGACCGTCGCATAGGCACGATACCCATTCTGAACCCACCCATCGCCTAGGATGGCGGCATCAAGGAACCGGTCGATCAGGTCGCTGCTCGCACGTCGGACAAAACCCGGAACGCGCCTAGAGTAGCAACGACCATCCTCGCCTGCACAGTCAGCCAATGCCGCCGCGATCTGCCGCGATGAAATGACGAACTGTCGCCCACCATGGATGCTATATTCGAGCCCCATCCGATCAAGCAGAGCCGCAATGCGGTCTGCCTTTTCACCAGGGCCCTGCGAGATAACAACCCTGGCATAGTTGCCTTGGTGGGTGGTATGCCCGCCGCAGATGTACCAGCCAAGAAACTCACACCAGTCTCCGGCATTGAAAGATCGCTCTGGCTCACTCAACTCTCGCCAATTGGTCGCCTTGAGTGATAACTCAGGCAGGGTCACGACATCGTGTCGCTCACCTACCCAATTCGAGGACCGTTTGAGCGTGTGCCAAATGGTCAAATCCTTCGCCAAAGTTATGCGAGGGGTATTGTCCACAGGGTTCCTGCGCTGCGTCACCATCCGGTGGTTAGGCGTCACAAGAAGGTCCACTGCCCGACCTTTGATCTGGACCATCTCACCCGAATGCCAGCGCGAGACTGATTTGGTCGCGCCCTGATACTCGATCACATCGCTGTCCAGATTGACCGTTGCGAAGCGGCCCACGTAAGAAACCGCGTCCTCGACACGCATCCAGCCATCTTCGGTCAGAAGCTCGGTCTCGGGGTCGAAACAATCGAGGAAATGGTTGTTCCGGCTGCGCTTCACCCAGACCGGCTTGCCCTCCACGACCACCCGGGCCTCCGAGGTCAATTGCCTGCAATAATCTTCTGAGACCTGTTCGTGGACATAGAAAGCACCCGGCACGTCCATGGGCGTGCGGATGCGCGAGATCACCAGCGACTTGAAAAAGTCCGACGACAGCGTCACGAGGTCGATCGAGTAAAGCGCCCGCTTGCCGTCCGGTTTGACCTCGATCTTCGAGACCTTGTAGGGCGGGCTCTGGATATCCTTGCCCTTGGTCGGGGAGCACAGCCAGCTGTAGCGGCGGCAGAACTCGTAGACCTTGTGCTCGTTGCCTTGCTCCGGCTTGTCAGGCCGGAAGCCACTGTCGATGAACACCTTTTCGATCTGCATTCCGCCAATCGGCTGCAACATAAGATCGGCCAGTGCGGACCAGACATCATCGTCCTCGGTGGGGCCATATAGCTGGCCGTTATCAACCATCCACGACGATCCCCGAGCCCCAAAAGCCCGGATCACATAGACAAGGCTGAACTTCTGCACGTCGACGCCCATCACCACTCGCAGGCCGCCCAAAGGGACCTGCCCGGGCTGATACGGCAGCCGCCGCTCCATGATTTCCTGCCATTCCGGCACGTCTCCCGAAGCCATCATGGCGTAGCATTCGCCGAAGCTGGCGTTCATCGCCGTCTGGATGCGGTCGTGATCGCCCGATTGCAGCGCTGTCAGATAGGTCTCTGCCCGCTGGCCCCATGACACGAAGGGCGAGCACAGGCCCGAGGTCCACATTGACAGGGTCGAGTTGTCCTCTGGCGCACCTGTTACGTGCGGGGCGTCGTTGCGCAGCTCAACACTCTGCCCGGGTGCCACCATTGCACCCCGAGCATTCATCCATGCTTTGTCCTCTTCGGTGTGGATCCCGCCGCAGCGTGGGCAGAACAGCGAAGCCGATCGCTTGGCCACCGAAGGTGTCGCCCGGTCCGGCCAGTGCAGCTGCTTGAAGCGCGGGATGAAGTATTCCGAGCAGTGCTTGCAGGGCCACGCCCAGTGATGCCGCGTGCCCTCCTGAAACAGCTTCCAGATCGGGCTTTCCAAATCAGCCGGTTCGGATCGCGACCAAAACTCAAGCCCGCTATCATCGTTCAACTCGATTTCCACAAGACCTCTCGCTGGTGTGCTGGTGATCGCGGTCACGAAGTCGGCGTAGGTCTCGCCACGGGCCTCCACGAGCCCGAGCACGTCGCCTTGGCCCCTGACGTTCGCCATCATCTCGTCAAACTCGTCGATCAGGGCGAGTGCGGCCGGGTCTGATTTCAGGGCCGAGGACGAACCTGCATGCGCAAGGCGAACGCGAACGCCAGCCACATGCTTAAGGGTCTTTTTCATGCGCCGCCCACGCACCACCTTGTTCTTCAGGCTCTCGGCCTCATCGAGCAGACCCATCAGCCGAGGCTCGAACTGATCGGTCAGAAATTCCTTGGTCGGGCCGACGTAGATGATCGGCGCTGGACGCTGGTCAAGCCGTGCCCCGATAATGTCGAGCATGCTGTCGGTCTTGCCCGACTGCGCCGAGGTAACAGCCACGATGCGGCGATAACCACCCCGATGAACCGCCGAGGACCACGGGATCATGTAAGGCGTCAGCCATGGGTCACGCGGGCCTGGGATGCCAGCCGTCTCCGGATAGACGCGGTTGTCGGCGGCCCAGTCCGCCGGATCACGCTTCTGGCTCGGCCGCAACAGCTCCTTCACCAAACGCGAGAGCCTGCTCTGCTTCGCTGGTCCGCCGAGAAAGTCGTTCGAGTGCGCCATCTATTTCCTGCTCAAGCCTGCGGCGCTCCTGCATGTCGCGCGTGAACCGAGCGGCAAGGCCTTGAAGCTCAGCCCGGAAAGCAGAAGTCCAGTCAGCGATTTCTGCCCGCGCATCTTCGATCGGGATCAGCTCCCGGCTGCGCTCCTTGATCCGCAGTTCAATCTCCCTGGTCCGCGCGTCTGTTGCGCGGTTTGCTGCTGCCGCCTTGTTACTCTTTGCCTGCAGGTCCTCATAATAGGCGATCACACCGCGAATAATCGCCACCAGTGTGTATTTGCCGTGTGCCTCTTTGACGATGTAGCCGCCCTTGGCCAGCATCTGCACCCACGGCACACTGCGATTGCACAGCGCTGCCGCCTGCGTGACGGTGAGAACGTTGCCCCTTTGTTTTTCGCCCTCGTTAGCCATTCACTTAAGTCCCTGTTTTAAAGTCTATTTCTCTTGATAGGCATGGGCGCAAGAGCGAATGTGATTATACGAAACGACGCAGCATTCACAGGGATAAGCCAATGACCCGCATCACCTACACCGACCTCGCCGCCGACAACTTCAACGCCGACACATTCCGCGCTTACATGGCCCACGAATACGGCCAAGACCTCGAGTTTGGCATGACGCTACGCCAATTTGGCCGCGCGATCGCCGACGCAAAACACCTTGCAAAGCGGATGGGACGCCCAGTGACAGATGAGACGATCGACCAAATCTGGGCAACCGCCCGCGCCGACCGCGCAATCATCGACCTGACCGCATAAGCCAAAACAGCCCTGGAGAACGAACATGACCATCGCAACAACATCCGACACCACGCGCATTCTGATCGGGCACAACAACCTGATCCAGCTGATGACCCCCGAAACCTTGCAGCGCCACCTTGGTGACAAAAACCTGAACGCCGAGGTCTTTCCGATGGCCGGCAGGGTTGGGATCGACTGTTTGCTCATCGAGCTGCCAGAGGTCGTCGCACTTCTGAAAGAAATCGGCATCCTTTAAGCTTCAGACGCCACCAACCAGCCTCAGCCATACGCCCAGGTTATTACTCACAAAGCAATGATATTGCTCATTATTGTCTACACTACAAGCGGCAGAAAAGCGAATGTGATTACACAAACAGCGACACACCCAGCCACGGAGCCCGCGCCATGACCAACACGATCCACACTCCCAAGGACCAGATGCCCGAGACGATCGACGGCCCAGACGGTCGCACATACTACCGCACGCGTTTCACCGGCGAGACCCTCAGCGCATGCTCCTTTGGCGCGGGGCACACAAGCTTTGAGTACTGGGGTTTTGTGGACGGCTACGAAGAAGACAGCTTTCGCCTGCACGCGATCACCGCAACCCAATTCTGGCTCGACTGAGCAACACCAACCACGGAGCGCGCACCATGAAACGCACAGCAACCGACAACACCGCAGCCCTGAACGGCTTCATATCAAAGAAGACGCAGATCGATGCGATGTTGGCCCGCTTGCAGGCACTGAGCGATGATCACTTCCATAAACACCCCGACAAAATCCACTGGGGCCACGTCGGCACCCTCGAGCATTACGCCAGCCTTTTGAAGCGCATCACCGACAGCGCTTTTGGCGAGGGCGAACACGCGGAATAATCCACAGGCTCGGCGCAGCGCACGGCCCGCCAAATGGTGGGCTTCACCCGGTAGGAGGCGGCGTATCCTGCGTTGCCCACACACCGGAGACCAGCATGACCCAACTTTCCGACACCCAAACAATCATTCTGTCGCGCGCCGCCCAAAACACGGACCGCGTCGCCCTGCCACTGCCCGAAAGCCTGCGTGGTGGAGCCGCCGCCAAGGTGGTCAGCACCATGATCGCAAAAGGCCTGATCGAAGAGGTCGACGCGGACATGAGCAAAGGCGAGCCCCTCTGGCGCGAAACCGGCGATGGCCACGGCGTCACGCTGGTTGCCACTGATGCAGGGCTTGCCGCGATTGGCATCGAGACTGAGGACGCGAGCACGGTGTCTGCGGGCGCATCTGACGCGCCAACCGACAGGCCCACGCCGGACAACTTATCCGAGACTGAGGCCTCGCCCAAGGCACACACGCCGCGTAAGGGCACCAAGCAGGCCACGCTGATCGACATGCTGTCCCGTCCTGAGGGCGCCACGATTGACGAGATCGTGACTGCCACTCAATGGCAAAAGCACACCGCTCGTGGGGCTATGTCCGGCGCGCTTAAAAAGCGCCTTGGCCTGACCATCACCTCCAAGAAAATGGAGCGTGGCCGGGTCTACCGTATCGCCTGACCGCCTGCCTCAAGCAGCATCTTCCTCCGGCTCGCCATCAAGGCGGGCCGTGATCGTTTCAGCGAAGGTCGCACCCGACCCTTCCAGCACCGCCGTCTCGCCGCTGAAGTCCTGCCAGCGCTGGACGGCCACATCGATGTAGGCTGGGTTCAACTCGATCCCCAAGCAGGCGCGCCCTGACATCTCAGCCGCGATCAAAGTGGTGCCGGATCCCATGAACGGCTCATAGACCGCCTGTCCGGGGCTCGAGTTATTCTCAATCGGGCGGCGCATGCATTCCACCGGCTTTTGCGTACCGTGGACAGTGGCGACATCCTGGTCCTTGCCGGAGATATGCCACAGCGTGGTTTGCTTGCGATCCCCGGCCCAGTGGCCCTTGCGGGACTTTTTAACAAAATATGCGCAAGGCTCATGTTGCCAGTGATAATCACCCCGGCTCAGCACCAGCCGCTCCTTGGCCCAGATTATCTGGGACCGCATGGCAAAGCCGCAGGCCTCCAGGCTTTCGATCACCTCACGCGCATGCAGCGCGCCATGCCAGACATAGGCGACGTCGCCCGGAAATAGCGCCCAGGCCTCGCGCCAATCGGCCCGATCATCGTTCAGCACCTTGCCGGTGCGTTTGGTCTTGGCCGCCCCTACCTGGTTGCGCCAGCTCGGGTCGTACTCAACACCGTAAGGTGGATCTGTACACATCAGCAGGGGAACCACGCCATTCAGCACCTTCTCGACATCCGTGGCCACCGTGCTGTCGCCGCAAAGCAGCCGGTGCTTGCCGAGGACCCAAACATCCCCTGGCCGTGTTACCGGAACCTCTGGCACCTCCGGCACGTCATCGGGGTCCGTCAGTCCACCCGTCGCCTCCAATAGCGCATCAGGCAACAAGCCCTGCAGTTCGTCATCGGTAAAACCAAACATATCCAAGTCGGCGCCAAGGCCCAGCTCGCGCAGCTCGTCCCACTCGACCTGCAGCATCTCCGGGTCCCATTCAGACGTCTCGGCAAGCCGGTTGTCAGCAAGCGTGTAGAGGCGGCGGTCCTCGTCCGACCAGCCCCGCGCAATCATCACCGGGACCTCATCCATTCCCAGCTGCAGAGCGGCCATCAACCGGCCGTGGCCTGCAATGATCGTGCCGTTCTCTGCAACCAGAATCGGCATCGTGAAACCGAACCGCTCCATCGATGCAGCGATCTGGTCAACCTGCTCCGGCGGGTGCGTCCTGGCGTTCTTGACGTAGGGCGCGAGGTCCGCGACCGGCCACATCTCGATCTTTGAGGCGGGCCACCGGGTGGCGTCAAGGCGGCTGGTGGTGGGCTCTAGGCTAGGGGGCAAGGTCTCACTCCATCAAGGCTGGGGCAGCGCAAGATACCCAATAAAAGCTGGGTATGCGGGGCGGATCGGGGGGAGGCAAAACATAACGTAATGGGTTTTTGAAAGAAATAAAAACACGCAAATACCGCGCAGCGGCGGCCCCGCACGTCAGCCCTCTCCGGAGGGGACCCAAGGGGTGGGGTCTACGAGGTGCGCAGAGGCTTGCTGTGGCCCGCCTTTGGCCTGGCGTTAAGGTCCTGGTAAAGCGCGTGCTGTCCGCTCTCTACGGCCCGCTCCGTGGCGCTGTGGACGTGGGCCTCTGGGCGCTTATCAGCGGCCCTCGATGATCCGTTGCAGCTGGCGCAGGGCTTCGGTCAGGACGTCGGGTTGAGTTTCCTCGAAGGCTCGCTTGGTCTCGTGCTGGACCATCTCCTTCGGGATCGCCGGGCCAAACATCTTCTTGATCGGAAAGCGTGCTGCGGTCTCGCGGACAAAGGCGTTGTTGCCAAGGCTGCCAATCAGGAAGGCGCTGTCGAAACGCTGCCACCGCCCCCAGGGCTTGGCACGCACACCGTAGCCGAACTGGCGCGGGCTGAAATGCGACAGGCCCAGGTAGTCACCGCGGGCCTCAATGGTGTAGACGAGGTTGGAAAAGGTCGACCGGAGGACCCGCGTCTCGCGGTTGATGAGTGCGGCCTTGGTGCCTGTCTGTTGGCGCAGGGCGCGGCGGACTGCGGTGCGCACCTTGTCGCCCTCGCTGTTGAGCGCGCGGTTGAAGGCGCGGTTGGCTTCCTGCTCCCCGACGCGCTGGACTGCTGCCTCGAAATGCACACGGGTCTGGTCGAGGTCGCGGATGATCACATTCACGATGCCACTCCCCCTGCCCCAGCCTATTTTGCTGGGTGAATTTCGATGCTGCAATGTGTGGGTTTTTTCTGGCTGCAGGCGCTATTGGCCGCCGCACACGAGATGTAGCCGATTTTGACCGTGTCGGTCAAAGGATGCGTTCGCGATCCTAACGATCGGCTTGTTTGCGATTTGTGCAAATATCCCTGTGAAACAAACATATACCGATACCAACAGGCAAAATCGGGCTCCTGACAATACTGATGTGACAAACGCAGGCCGGTTCGTCCGTTTATCGATCTTTGCGGTTGTCCCGGCTGTGAACGCACCGCTGCGGTAGGTTAAGATGGGTGTCCGGATGCTCAGCGACTACGCTGTGCTGCGC